AGCACAACCGTCTTCAGCGAACAAGCAGGACGAAAACACGTTGCGGGTTGAGCCGATACCAAAATTGATGTTGGTGATCCGCGGCACGATCTCAAACTTCGCACCAGGCATTTGCCGCTCAAACATTTCCTTGATGGATAGATTCAGGTCCGGCGTTTCACCCAGGCGCTTGTAATCGGCCTCATGCGGCAGGTAGTGCTTGCCCCAGATAAAGCCAAGCCCTTGCAGGTACTTGACGTAGTGATCGACTTCCTCTCCGCTGTTTTCGTAGTACCGGATGAAACGATTCTCGGGACCTACACGCTGATGAAACCAGACGCTGGTCATATCGCCTCGACCCAAGTCCCAGAACGTGTTGACCGGCGACGACACCATGGGAATGGTCTTGAGCACCCTACCCTGCTTGCGCGCCAGGGCCAACTGCGTGGAGTAGTAGCAGCCCTCAGTGGACACCTGAAACGCTTCCTTTGGCGTGCTCGGGTATTCCTGCCACATCAGAGTCGGGTCGCCGCTGAAGTCTGAATTGCGCGTGGCCACGTACCAGGCGCGCTTATCCAGGCTCAATTCCCGATGGATCTGGGCCTCAATCTCGATGAAATACTTGTTGTCGGCTTCCGTGAACACCACAGATTCCGGGTCGAGCTCGTACTCAGGAGCCTCCCACCACGGGAAGAAGTGAAACCTGTAATCCTTTTGGGTCAGGACATCACCCTTTTCGTGCAGGGCCTGTGCCCGCTGGGTGATCTTGTAAAACTCGCCTTCCTGCCCTTCGGCGGTTGACTCAATGATCAGCATGCCAGACTTTGGCACCGCGGGGATTGAGCCTGTCACGATCTCCTTGGCCTTGTCCGGCGCCTTGGCACAGATTTTCCCGAACTCCGAGATATGCAGCCGGTGGATAGTCCCGCCGCGCACGCTGGTTGCCACCCGGATGCTGGATCCATTCTTGGCGAACACCAGTTCCTTCATGGTGTCACGCTTGAGCGGCAGCATTTCCCGAACCCAGTCGGGCAAGTGATCATAGGCAAACTTCACCTTATCCCGGAAAATAGATTCGGCTGTTTCCTTGTCCTGGGCGATGATGCCGCAGCGTATCGGGTCCAGGCTGAACAGCGCAGTGTCAAGCCACATGATGGCTATGACAGTCGTGTTATGCGACACAAAACCTTCAGCAATATAGGTCCCGGTCGATGTCTGCAAGTCAACCATAGGCTGCACACCGAGTAATTCAATTTTCTCAATGCGCGCCCAACCTGTCCCGCTATCTCTTTTCCCGGGAAGCTCTCTACCTTCCCAAAATCTATTACCAATGAATCGAGTAGGCCGAGTTTGTCCGATAACACGGAACATTTCATCCATGCGGCCAAATGCGATCTTTGGAACTGGGACCTTTCCATATTTGCTCAGACGTTCAGCTTTATCGCTCTCTATGCAGTGGCTGTATCCGCGTTTCTCGCAGTAGGAAACCAGGCGATCCCAAACACGGCCCTCACGCTGGCTAACATTGATCCCAGCCGATGAATTTCTCTTTGACATGGCGCCTTCGCCATCAAGCATCCCACCGAACCATCCATCCTCTACCGTTGGGTTTTCCCATGGCTTCGCAACCCATCTAACCAGCGTCCCTACTTTCAATCGGCCAATCAATCCATCACGTTCCTCGATTGCTCTCCAGGTTGATTCAGTACCTGCTTTTCGTGATAGCCAAGGATGCTGACCTGTGCACACAACGCTTCTACCATCATCAAACGTGATCCGATAGGCTTGACGCTCCACTTTCACGGCAGCCTGCACCGTTGCTGTTCGCATGCGCCGTGCTTGGCCTTTTCCGCCAGATGCATATTCATCGACTGCCACTACCTCGTCGCCCTCAGCAAGATCTGAAATCGCTATCCATCGCAAATCAGCGGTAAGCACTCTGGTAGCTGGATCAAGACAAAAACCCAATTGGCGGGCCTTGAGGATGACATTGCGGTTATGCATCCTGGCCATGAACCGGCGTTGAGCCCGGTTCGGGATGAACGGAAGCACCAGGCCGTCGCCGTCCTCGTCGTCGTCACCCTTGACGATGATCTTGTAAAGCTGGCCGGATGTGAGCCGCCACTTGCGATCGTTGAGCTTGGCTGAGATCTCGTCGAATGCTGCTTTCTCGTCAGGCGCCATCATCATCCTCGATTGAGAACTGCCCGGGCCCTGCAACGTGGCCTTGAATCGTGGCAGCCAGAGCGATCAATGGAGTGGCCTTCTGCTCGTTGTCCTCCTTGAACACCCCGTTGATCTTGCCGATCAACTCGATAGCCTTGATGCGCGCGCTGTGACTGGCAAACTCGCTGAAATCGTCAGCTTCTTCCTTGAGTCGGCGGCGCACCCATTCGGCCTCAGTCTCGGTCTTGGCAGCCGAAACCTGCATTGCGGACCTTACTTTTTCGGCAATTAGAGGTTTAGTGAGGTTTTCAACAGCTATTGCCCCCGCAGTCTTGGCACTGTACCCAGCGCGAATAGCCGCCTGGGTGCCATTCCCATCCACCAGGTACTCACGCACGAATGCGGCCTGCTTGGGTGTCAGTTCGCCTGGTTTAGCCACTTACAGGCTCCAATGACCTGGCAAGCGCCACCACATCACACGGAATCTGGCGCCGGAACCGGATCACCGCGGTGCGCAGATACTCCGCCTGCTTCTCGGTCAACGGCTTTGGTTCAAACAGTCCTGCACGAAACGCTATATCCTTGGCGAACCGCTTGGTTGCAGTACCAGGTGGAAATATGCAGCGCGCAAGGTGCGTAGCTAGCGTGATCTGGTCTTTAGTCATATCACCGCCCTCGTAATCTTCGCCTTCCCCTTGGGACTTTCCTCGTACCGAACGAATGGAACCTTCCTCATCCCCATTGGCAGGACCTTGTGCGGAGCGTGCGCCAGGTAGAAGCTGATCATCCGGCGATTGAAGTAGATGCTGAACCAGATCAACCCACGGACACGGCTGGAAAGGCATGAACGGTCGGCCGGAAGTTTCTTGTTCGTTCCAATGTCAACTCGAAACATCGGATCCAACAGCGCGCTGGTATGCCAGAAGCAGTAGGTTTTCAGCTTCTCTATCACGACCGTATCTCCCGCACCCAAATGCCATAACGCTCCAGCATCAGCTTTTTCTTGATGCGGTATTCGGCAGTCTCCACCCCTTTGACATCCTCAACGACCAGATCACCGTTGGCGTCCAGGTACTGCATGTCCGCGATGTAGGTCACGCCACGCAGCTTGGTGCCATCCGGCGCGACCAATGGATCCACCAGGACATAGGGAATCTGGCGCTGGAGCCTGGTGATCTGCTTTGCCTTGACGTGGATCAGAAGCTGACACCAACGCCGATATTCAGCCCGGCTATCGAATTTTTCTCCGTCATCGGTTGTCACCTTGATGTTGCCGAACTTGTTTTTGTTCTTGCGCTCGCTGCGCTGGGCATATGCCTGGTCGCGGGTCATCAGAACCCGCGGCGGTGCGGTGACCAAAGCCGATAGCTTGCGTGCCTCACGTTCAGACATCCGTATCACAGCGCATGCTCCAAGTGCAGGAATTTTATTTCCTCGGGGCTCAGCGGGGTTTCTCCGGGCTCTGGTGGGCGGACTCTGAACGCATTACCGCAGTGAGGGCGTCCGGCAGGCCAAGCCATAGCTTGGTCGGGTCTTTGGACAGGTCCAGTGCTCGGTGCCAGGCGTGAGCCTTGAATCCAGGTACCCTGGCCAGCGCGGCCAGGTGTTGCAGTTGGGTGTTGAATGGATCGCATAGTGCTATTTCGCTTTTGTGCATTTGGTCTTTAAGGTTGCGAATGCAGGGATTTGGAGAACTGCTCACGTTTTGCCGCGACAGATAGCTCTAACAACTTTTTTCTCATGCCATCGTCTGGCGGCTTTACCAGCCCTTTTTCAGCATCCAGCTTTGCCAATGTCTTGTCACGACCTGGTTGGCTTGGAACCGTTGAATTCGCCACGTTGTCCTTGGCCAGCTTGTTTTTCACAATTCCAAGAACGTAGCTAAAACCGGTGTTACCGGCTCCGATGGCGATGTCAGCGGCCTGCTGCCAGTACCCCATGTCGGCCCCCTGTGATCGCAATCGTTTGAACGCTGGGTCGTCTGGATTTGGGATTTGGATTCCCTGGCTTTGAAGAAAAACAACAACCGGGTCTACCGAGTTATCCACAGATACCGTCTTATCCACAGATTTCGCTTGTTCCATGGGCGGTATATCAGTTAAGGGAATCAGGAATCCGGAATCCGGAATCCGCCCGGCTCGCTCCGGAATATCCGGCTCTTGCACTGTGCTTGCACTGTGCTTAACTGGTTCTGAACTAGATTCGCATGGTGCTGGTATGGTGCTTACACCTTCTTTGATGTGTGGGTTCTGGTGTTTTCTGAAATTGCACACCTGTATGAACCGACATCCATTGACCTCATAACGGGCGATGAACCCGTTTTTGTGGAGCCAATCAAGGATTGATTCCATGGGTACATCACGGTACGGAAATATGTCGGCCTTCAGGCGGATAGACCGATCCTCTAACCTACCCTCACGGTCTGCGTATATCCATAGCCCCTCAAAGGCAATGGTGTAGATTGGGTCAGCAATGCCAAGAATCTCATTCCTGAACAGCCCTGGTTTAATGTTGCGAGCGCGTGCCATACGTTTTCACCAAAAACAACACACCACA